TCCTATGATTGATTTTACTGCTGTTACAGACGAATATTCCATGGCCAAGCTTGCAGGATTAGATCGGATATGGGATTGTGGCAATGCAGTATGGGCATGGAACAAAAAATAACACTTGCATAAAGATTTATGTACAAAAAAATCCGGGATTTCTCCCGGATTTTCTATTGTTCACAACAAGCAGGATACTTGCTGAGTAACTTAAATAAACTTCAAGTTAGCTGTGTTAATGGAAATACCAGCCAAGTAGTCAGCAGCATTGCCAAGGCTTGATGCTGTGTTGCTGAGTTCCAAATAGCCGTAACGTGACATAAAGCTCACAACTGGTTCAAAAGTTGTGGGGTCAATGATCACACCACTGCTTGTTAGAGGAACGTATGGGCAATAATATGCCGCCGCGTCGATTTCGCCAGGGCCTTTGTAACCAACCAATACGTTTGTGTCGTCAGCAGCATATTGGTCAACATACACACGCATGGTGTTGTTCAAAGTGCCAACGAACTTGGTGTTGGTTGGTGCTTCAAATGTACCTTCGGTTGTACGAGCAAAAGCTGAAGTTGTTGCGCTTTGCAGGATTGTCAAAGCTGTGGGGCTTACCACAACCCAGTTACCAGCACCACGACGTGTGCGGGCAGCAATCAAGTTTGCACCACGGTTGATCAACACTGCTAGAGCAGCATGTTCGTCACCAACGTATGTTGCAGTACCGCTTACAGCACCTTGGTCATAAGTTAGTGTTGTGCCAGCCAATGTACGCAAGCTGGTCAAGATTTCCTGGTCAATTTCAGCTGTGATTTCTTGAGCCAAAGCAGCCATGATTTCTGCTTCGATGTCAATGCCTTGTTGGGCTTGTGCATCTTGAGCAGCTTCAAAGGTCCAGCGAGCTGACAACTTGCGTGTCTTGGCTTCCACTGTTTCCTTCAAGATTTGGATGTTCAGTCTCTTGCCAGCTGTACCTTCTAGCACGCTGGTTGGTGCAGCGCGAGGAGTTGTGCTGTTGCCATTACCGCTGTAGAAGCGTGCAATGTCGAATGGGCTGAGAGCTTCAGTTCCAGCTGCTACTGCATTTGGTGTACCAAATGTATCAGCATAACGCACACGCAGGGTGTGGATTTGGCCCACAGGACCAGTCATGGGCTGTACGCCAATGATTTCGTTAGCAATAACAGTTGGCATTACACGACGGATAACAGGCAAAATAACCTTGTTCAGGGTTGCGATGTTACCGGCGCTTGTGCTACCGGGACTGGCAGTCTCAAACAAGATGCCACTCATTTTGTTTAGTTCACGCTTGGTGTTGTCAAGGACTACGTCCATGACTTTTTTACGGTTACCACTGAGACCTTCGCATAGGGCCTGTTTTGTAGCTGCCCAGTGTGTCTCAAAGAGATTTTTACTCATTTTATTAGTTCTCCTTATTCTCTATGAATACCTGCCAGATACAGAATTTGGCCCAGGTCAGCCTGAGTTTCTTCTGATACTGATTCTGCAAGTTTATTGGTTCTGTTGCCTGTTACCACTGCTCGCTTTTCTTGTGTTTGTGATTCAGCAAGGGCTTGTTTGCCACGACCAGCAGGAGCAACATTACCCTGCATGACAGTGGGTAGATATCTGTTGAATGCTTCGCGCAGGTTTTGTGTGCGGATGCCTTTCAACAAATCTTCCATCACTGCTCGTTTTTCACGGCCCAATGGGGCTGTGATTTCCTGCAGGATTACCATGCGCTGGGCACGGTCTTCAGCAGTTTTTATGCGAGCTTGTGCATCTTCCACCAAACGAGTCTGAGCTTGTTTTTGACGGTCTACATGACGTAGAGCCGTGTCTAAACGACCGTTGGTTTCAGTAAGTTGACGAGTCAGCTTGCGAACTTCGCTATGTTCAGCTAGATAGCTGTTCATATACTCTGCTGCATATGCTTCAAATATCTTGCGTCCAAAGTTGTTTTCTCTTGCAACTTTGATGTCATCACGCCATTGACTGAGTTCATCACGAATTACAGTGTTTAGCGTGCCTTCAACAAGATTTTTGGCTCGATTAATGAATTGAGCGCGAGTTTCTTCAATACGTTGACGTCCTTGCTGTGCAAGCTTGACACGTTGTTCTACAAGTGCCTTCTTGTCAGCGTGGAATTCAGCTATTTCCTCGCTTAGTTGTTTGAGAATGAATTCTTCCAGTTTGCGAACACGTTGACTGTATTCCAAGCTGGTGTTTTCACGAATATTCTCAAGTTCTTTTGCCATTTGGTGACGTTGAACTTTTAGTTGACGACGATCTTTTACAAATTCCGTCAGCTCTTCATTGAGTTGACGTGCAACAAATGCATTAATAGCCTTCATGTGCTCACGCAAACGAGCATTATAACGTTGGCTAGATGTCTTTGTTGCAGTACGCAATTTTGCACGATCTTCAGCAAACTCACCGAGTTCGCTACGAATAGTGTCATTCAACATCCGGTCCATGGCTTCCACTAACACTGCTTTGTCATTTTGATAACGAGCAGCGTAGTCCTCATGAAGACGGGTCTCCATGCTGCGAATTTTATTTTCAAAAGCCTCCTGGAGTGTGGCTTTGAGTTCATCACCCAATGCTGTGTTCTCCAGGAGATCTTTCAATGTAGTTTCCATTGGACGGTCGCTCCTTTTAAAGTTTCAGATCATCAATCCAGCTTAGCAAGGCGGTTTTCAAGTGCTTTTGAGCCTTGGGGTCGTGCCTGACGCTTTGTGCTAGATCCAGAGTCCGATATCCATGTCTGCGATTCATTAGTTGTTCATACACTGGAGTGGGATAAGCATTAGGTGCACTGGGGTTGGCAACAATGTCCACTGTAAGCATATCAAAGTCGCTTACTCGACCTTCGTCATCAACGTTACCACTACCACGGCTGCTAACGCCAAGTTTGCAACCGCATTCCAGCAAAGTTTTTATAATATTACCCACTGGTGTAGGTAGTATTTGCAACTTGCCAATCCCATTATCTCCGTCCATCCACATGTCTGTGATTTTGTGGCTGACACGGTCTAAATGAATCTGTAGTTCTTGAGGATGATCGCATTCGCCTAAAACACTGTTGTTTTTGCGAATTTGTTCTTTTATTTGCTCTACTGCTCGACGTATTTCTGGGGCAGGATAAACTCTGCCATTTTGGTTTCTGCGGGAACCTTCAATGAAGATCCCTTTCATATACATGTGTTTAGTTTGACCATTGCCATCTGTTTCAGTTAAAACTTCAGCAGCGGCTCGTTCATATGTAAGATGTTCAATAAGCAGAGCGCTTGTCATTTTCATCCTCGGACATTCTTTGTCAGAGATATTTAGTAGCCAGGGTCTAAACCATTAAAAAATAGTGTGGTTTTCTGTTGTTTCTTGGTATTTGGTTTATTCAAAAAGGAAAAACGGCTGTGTTACCAGCCGTTTTTTCACAAAAACTACAGTAAGTAGTTTATTTTGCAGGAGCGCGAGTTAGTGGGCTCTTTTTGTTGCCTTCAGTGCTTTTGTTAAGGATAGCACCGCTTGCGCCTTCTTTGCTTACATGTCCCATGTGATCAGTAGCCTTTTTGCGACGGTTGTCACCTTGGGTATGCTTTAGTGTTGCACTGCTGGGAGCAGATTCACGATTGTAACCGCTGTGATGACCACCTTTTGTGGGATCAACAGGCTTTGCACCCATGCGTTCTTTTTGGCTGGCTGGAACTGGGCTTTTGGCACGAGCACCTACGTCGCTAGCAAACTTACCGCTACCAACTTCACCAGGGGTTTTTTGGCTTTGCATGGGATTTTGATCCACTACGTCAAGGCTCACGGCCTCACTTAGTGCATCCCAATCTTCCTCAACTTCCTCAACCTCTTCTTCTTCACCTTCTTCTTCACCTTCCGGTTGATCCATAATGTCAACTTCTGTTTCGTCGGCTTCTAGATCTTCATCACCTTCATGGTCTTCTTCGCCGCCTTGGTCTTTAATACGTTCAAACTCAGCTTCTAGTTCTTCTAGAGCTTTGGTCAAAGCATCAATACCCTTTTCCATGCCGCTTAGTTCACCGCCATGGTCAGCTGCGCCTTCCATGTCGCCCATGTCTGTCATGTCATCCATGTCATCTTCAGTTTCGTCTGAAACTTCAGTTTCCATGTCCATCATGTCTTCATCTTCTTCGCTCATGACTTCTTCAAACTCAATTTCAGCATCGTCATCAGAAATGTCGTCAGACATTTCTTTAACGTCATGCATGAAGTCTTCGCCTTGGTCGCCACTGCCA